CAAGTGGGGGGCGTAGACATGATGCCAGTTATATACTCAACGGCCTCGTCAGCCTCGTCTTCAGGCACGACTACTACCGCCGCATCGTGGACGGTCAGCACCACTTGGTATTTCTTGTTAATAGCGAGCATCTGCTCACCCACAATGATTCGCGCCAAGGCTTGAATAACGTTCTCTACGAACGTGCCGCCCCATAAGAATACCTTTCCCTTACGCGAGTCATAGACAATCTTAGATACCGGTGGCTCGCCCTCGTGCTCGCTCGGTACATTCTCGCGGCGTAGGTTTTTGTAAGATATACGTAAGTCATTGGGTAGGGTGATGCCGTCGTTGTAGACCTTGACGCACTTATGCTGACCAAAATATAGCGTCTCTTTGAAATCCTGAGCCAGCATAGTATCTATAAATCTATCGGCCTCGTACCATAAGTTTTTTATATTGCTGTATTCGCTACGGTATACATCTATGATTCGTTTGGCTTCGTCCTCGGTCATGTCAACGCCCATCGTCTTTAACTGCAACGCAAAGCGCTTTGCTCCCATGCCGTAGCCGCATCCTAGGATAGTTGTCTTACCAACGAATCGCTCGTCTTTGGTTATATCTTCCCTATCTTTGTCATAGATGGAAGCCGCCATTATTTTGTAAACGTCTTCTTTGTCGGCAAAAGATTGTGTCAGATCAGTCTGACCGGATAGCCAAGCAAGCACCCGCGCCTCAATCTGAGAAGAGTCACAGTTGATAACAACATAACCTTCTGGCGCTATCACTGCTTGTTTTAGCGTTTTCTTTTTCGGGTCGCGGCTAGGTAGGTTCTGAAAGTTAACTTTGTCGTAGCCCGACCACCGCCCAGTGTGGGCGCCGTAGTATTTCAATGGTATCGGTAGCGCGCCGCGATTACGCTTACTTATGTCTATGAAACGCTGTATGCGCGATTCTTCAATGGTTGACTTAGTGCCTAGACGCACAGTGCATAGGTGCTGGATGAATGAATTTTCGTGTTCAGTTAACTCAATAAACTCCGGATCGCCTTTAGCCAGCGCCAAGGTTTCTTTGCCCGTAGTTTTGCTTATCTTCATCTTTGGCTCAACACCAAAATCCCTAAGCACATTGGCAAACTGCTGGTTAGATGACAGTTTCTTACGGACGTCTTCTTCTGTCTCACATTTAAGTTTTTCCTTTAGTGAAGACAGTAGCTCAAGCTTTTCTTCTTTAAGTTCTACCAGCCGCTTCTCAAGCAGTTCAACATCAACTTGTAGTTTCGGATGCGTAAACATCCTGATTGTCATATCAATCAAGTCCAACTCAGACTCGTCTATATTTGCGCCAAGCCTAGCGAACAAGTCAAACGTTAACTGAACGTCATTACGGCAATACTCACCATACCGCGCCAAGTCTTCTTCGTTGAAATCAGCTAGATACTTACCAAGCGCGTTGACTACTTCTGTGCCTTTCTTGCCTATTTGGTATCTTTCTGCTAACGCCGCGAGCGAACCTCCGACTTCTACGCCGTGAACGGCTCTAGCCATGCATAGCGTGTCTAGATAGTATTTGGGGGTTATACCAAAGAACCATTTAAGTATGGCTCCATCAAACATTGTGTTGTGGCAAAGCAGGGCGCTGTTCTTCCAATCGAGCGCCAACAAAGTTTTGCGTAGGGCCTCTTTGTTACCGGCATGCCATACTACTTCGCCTTCGTCAATCTTTATAGCGACGCCAATCACCTCAAATTCAGGTGACCGTATATATTCTTCTGTGGGTAGCCTAGATAGGCTGAACGACTTTGAATAGTAAGTCTCAAAGTCTAGTGTAATTAACGACATCTGTTCTCCGGGGGCAGCGGGGGACAAGCCCCCGCTTAAGACTATATACGCTCGATGGCTCTTTCTAGATACCACTTAGCTTTTTCTAAGTCTGTTCGCGCATTGTCTTTCTTACCCGCTCGTGACACGTACTTTACTACGTTGCCTAGGTGATAGTTTAGTTTCTTGGCTTCGATAAAGTCAATAACTTCCATACCGCCATCAGTGTAGTGAGGCGGATTGTTAACCACCTTGTTCCTATCATGGGATGCGAGCTTATCTAAAAGTTCGACTCCGCTAGGCGTTAATGTTATAACTTTCTTTGGTCGCCCGACTGGTCGCTTGGCTTTAACTACTTCGTCAGACCCCGCTGACTTATTAAACTCCCATCGAGCGTTATACACCTGAGACTTGGTGACGCCTCTGATGGAACTAAGTATCTCTTGGTTGGTCTTGCCAAGTTTGATTTGCTGAATGATTTTCTGTCTACGTGATGTTTTACGCATGATTTGCTTTCTCCAAAAAAATTGAATCGTGATTATGTGCGGTCAAATATCAGTTTGTCAAGTATTACATTAGTTTACTCCTTTCAAAATGGCGCTTCGCCTAGATCGTCAAGGTCAGTCTGCCCCGATTTCTGTTGCTGCTTCTCCCACATTCGGTGGGCCTTCACTAACTCCTTGGGATTGACTCGGATAAATGGATTGGTAGGATAGGGCGAGGATGCCTTCCAGTGCTTGTCGTAGTCGCACGGCCTCATCCAAGGCTTTATCCAATCTGTGTCGTAAGATTCTGTTTTCATTTCTTGCGTCTCCTAGAAGTAAATCTAACTCTCTGAACTCTTCTTCACTTGGCATCGTCTAGCTCCTCTCGAAACTGAATCAAACTTTTCTTGTGCCCACGCACGGGCTGGTAAACATGTTCTGCGGTAGAAAACTTGTGCTCACTAGAGCATTCATACCTGCGATATTTCCACGTACCCTCACCGCTTGCGCGCTTGCGCACCTCTAAGCATTTAGCTAACTTGCCGCACTCAGGGCACGGGAAAAACGCTACCGATAAATTAGTCAAAGGAACCTCCCAATCCAACCCCATGCCAAGCCAGTGATAAACGCCATGCCCGACAAGAGAACACACAAAATAATACCCGACTTAATCAGGTGCCATATCTCATCAAAAATTTCCAAATCACTCGGCCCACGACCACGCGGTTCAGGTAAATCACTCATCGTCTTCTCCTTCTTCCTGTTCACGAACCATCAGTTCTATGTACATCAAATAAGATTCGCATAACGCAGCTATAACGCTTGCCATCTCTAGCCTATGCATAGCGCTAAGTTTAGATAGCGAATGCACTAACACGTTAATCTGCTCGTCTTTCTGCCCTGAAACGCCCAGCACAAGATTGACCTTACGCTGAACGGATTCAAGCTCTTTGGCGTCGGGTGTTCGGCTTCGACTCATGCTACGACTCCAAACATGGTGAGTTACAGATTAAACGACGCGGAAACACGCACATCATTTGACATGTTTCGTGTAACCATGTGTCTAAGATAAGACCTGAATAAAATTAATGTGCCTTCTTTGGGCTCAAAGCCAACTCTATCGGCATTGATTACTTTCGACTCTTTTAAGTTTCTCAGCGGTAGCATGTCCGGTTGCTTAGGGTCTTCAAACATAAGGTTTCCACTACTAGCGGGAGCAGAGATGAAGTAAACGGCGCTAATGATTGCATCGTTATGGGCATGAAACTCTTGTGAGTTGCCCGGCTCCGACACGTTTAACCAACCACCCTGCGTCTTGTATTCAAAGTCTGATGCGTGGGCTTTGGCAAACTCATTAGCGTGCTTGGTAACTGCATCTACAAGTGGTAAGAAAACTGCATCGGATGTTACAGAGTAATCACCATTGATAGTTGTGTAAGTACCACCTTCCCAATTTCTACTGCTAGGGTACTGCTTACGTATATCCAACGCTCTGTCCCGCCATATACGGTTCTGCTCGCCGTCAAACAAATCATGTTCAACGTAGATAACCACCGGAAAATGGATTTCTAGTTTCGACATATCAGCATCTCCCATCCATATCAAAGTCTTTCTCACGTATATAGCGTTTGATTTCTTCTACCTGCTGGGCATCAGCAGAATGGCAATACGCTATGACGTAATCCACCATCGCCATCAGGGCTTCGTAGTGCGCGGCGTCTTTGAGCATCCAGCCTAGCCCACCAACGTGGGCGGCTCGGGCATAGATACCTCTTGGGTCAACCTTGGGCACGTAGGGTTCAATCATGTTTACGTTTCTCCGTTTCATCGACACGTTCTGACGATGTGTCGCTGGCATCAACATCAGGCTCGTACCGTTCGGCTTTGTCCAGCCCCGCTTGAATAGCCGTCATGATGCCCAGCCGTGCAAACGACATTACAGATTCAGGAGTCAAGTTGAACATATAGTCGGCGCTACCATCGGGGTTCTCGCGTATCAACTCAACCTTAAAAAAACTGCTCATACTGCACCTCCAGTTAAAGCTGCTTGAATCTGCCGTAGTTTTTTACGGCGTCGGTATGCGTGGGTTCGCTCCAGCGGGGTCATACGTGGTGGTCGCTTGGCATCAAACCCATCGCCCAACTTGTACACCGGAATCATATTACAACCCCGCGAATCGCGCTCCCACCCCTCTATGTATACAATCTTCTGCGCCCGCATCGTCCGCATCCAGCGGTATATGGTGTTGTGATGCAAGCCGCTCGCCTGCTCTAACTCAGCCTTCGTTGCGCCTTCGTATAATTCTTTAATCATTGACACCAGCGCACGGGTTTTTATTTGGTTTCTCATGCTGCTTCCTTTATTTTGTAGTCATGAAAGACTGCTTTACCACTATGCTTGAACCTAACATTTATTTCCATAGACTCTATCCACCGCCTAATGTGGCCCGGACGGGTTTCTGCTATTTCCCACCCTTCAGGTATTTTGGTCATATCTTCACATAAGAGATGACGCCAATGCCCTCGGCGTTTGTGGTAATACGGGCTGGCATGCGTACCACCTTTTCTAGACTCCCCACCCACACGCACAACTTGGGGCTCAAACACTCGTTCCGTCCACCGTAACATAGGTTGTAGATTCTTTTTCTTGCGGGCTTTATTGATTTTGTCTTTACCCACTGCTTTAGCAGGTAGATATATTTTCAACGATGCGGTTTCGTTGGCTAAAGTTAATTTAGCCATAGAATTTAAAGCCGTCCTGTGGAAGCTTTCCATGTAGTACCACGTTGTTTTCCTAAGTTTTTCAGGTACGTCCCGGTAAAAATAGGGGGCATCCCTCTCGGCTGGTATAGAAACATTTTCCCAACGCGCGTTCATCTCCCCTATAGTTTCTCCGTACTCGTTGTTTTCCGATGGTACATAGTCTGGGCTAAACCTTCTTTTAGCGTCTACCATTATTTCATTCATTAGAAGTCCCATATTGGCTAATAAAGGCCAGCGTATAGACTCTGAATCTAGACCAGACTCATTAAAGACTAAAGTACAAACAAATTTCCACCCAAACCATTTAAAACCTGTAACTTTTTCTAAATTATTCGCCACGTTTGGCGCTAGTTTTTCGTATATATTTACTATTATCTTGTCTGTTTTATGCTCTAAAAGAATTATTTTCTTGTTGTTACCGGCCCCGGCGGTCTGGTAAATAGCCATATCAGGAAACGGTAAGCGTACCCTGTCGTAGACTTCGCTTGAAGTAAAAACACCGTCCCCCATGTCGTCTTCCCTACCCAACAATTTGAAACATGGGGATGCGTCTTCTATTGGTATGTCTATTTCTGCCCAAGTCCACTCCATAGGGTTTAGCAGTCGCGGGGATATTTGTTCGATGTCTGCAATCATTGCGTTATTCATCATCGCTCTCCTCAGCTTGTTTCCAGTCGTCGTAACCCGCGCACCACGTTGCCGGTAAACTGGGGTCGTTCAACAACACGCAGGATTCGTCCCGCAACTCAGTCGATGATTCGCCGTATGGCACGAAACTGATATGCGTTTGTTTATATTCACACTCGTCGCAGTACTTTTCCGCGTGTTGAGTCCAAATATCTTGCACTAAAAATTCCCTCATGTTTTCTGCCTCCTGAGAAACCAGTTATCAATTTCCTGTTGAAACGTGCTCGCATTCTGCTCGTTAACAACAAGCGCCAAGCCGCCGTTGATAGTAATCTGCTCCAAGTTATGCTTTTGAAGTTCAGTCAATTTACCTCTTGCGGCTTTACATTCAATACCGATAAACAACCCTTTCCAACAAACTAAGATGTCAGGCACCCCTGACGAACCATACCCGCCTGTCAGGGGCTTAACAATGTAAGCCCCCATTGACTCCAGTGTGCGGGTAACAACTCTTTTGACTTTTGCCTCAGGTGTCACTGTTACGTCCTTTGTAGGGTTCCGCGAAGACGCATAAAGTCTTTTTGCTCTAACACAACAATATATGTATCGGCACCTGATTGCCACCCGATTTCATCGAGCCGCTTATCATGGTAATTGATATACATACTGTGGTCAGACAAAGCCCCTGCCTTTTTGGAAATCTGTTTTGGTGTCGGGATGGCATGAATCATAGACAGCCTCATCCTTATGCTGTTCGGAAGCTTTTTACTCTCGTACCGCAAAAGATAGTTACTGTGTATGTAAACCTCATACGTATCCCCGCAATCAATTACTACCACTGGAACGCGCCAAGCACCCTTCAAAGTCTGATGGGGCATAGGCTCGACTACCATCAAAGTTTCTTAATAAAAAACCTGTCGATCTCTTGGGCTCTCCCGCCGCCGCTGTAATACGTTGCGCTAAGCAATTCTTTAACCACAGTGTCACTTCTAGGAATAGTAAAACCGCTATCTGTAGACATGTTTTTGGCTTCCATATGCATTAACAAGTCTATTTTTGTATCCTCGTCTAACTCTTTAGAGATAGTAATATCGGATAAAGTAGCTTTTGTAAAATGCATAAGAGTCTCATCCGTCTCTTCTACAGTTGCTACCCCTGTAATAAATAGATTACCAGTCGCGCATCCTATTTCTGTGGTAATTTTATACCTGCCATCCAACGGCACTTTATTGGCTAGTTGCTTCTGATATTCTTGTTCCAGTCGTACAGAATGCATTAGGAGTTCCGAGGCTTGAGTCGTAGCTTCGATGGATAGAGGTACACCGTTAACAATGTACTCAAGCATACTCCTCTCAAAGTCCCGGTCTGTATTGACAAGGGACGGCATTGAAGATCTTTCATTAATCCTCTCTAGTAGGAATCGCAAAGTTGGTCTTGACCTATCTTTAAAATTCTTAAAAGTTTCCTCTTCTAGTATGTCACCACTAAATTTCTTTTTCGGGTCGATACCCCAATCCTGCTTAACTGCTTTTATGACAGTGCTTAGTTTTGCCGATGCCCTTGCATAAGATGCCCATCCGCCGGGTAGCGTGTAGTCCGCCCTCTCTCGGCGAGTAAATGGAGTTTTAATAACATACCTGTAATAGTCAGGCCCTTGGTGGCGAAACACCATAGTAATTTGCATCGCTATTAAGCCGTGCTTGTCACTTAGTACGGCAACTTTGTCACCGCCCGCTCTTCCCGTATCATTCCAAGAACCTACTGAGTGAATGTACAGCCCCTCGCTATGTTTTATAACTTCTTTAGCCGCTTTCTGAATTTCGGGGGCAACATCTTGCCACGCAGATAACGTGTCAGGGGTGACTGACGGATGAAATATATCGTTGCTCATCTTGGTTTCTCCTGTTAATCAAGGTTGAATTTAACTTTTTTACCCATTGTCGGGACAAAGTTTTGGTTTTGCGTTACAAGCCAAAGCGTCGGCGCGTTTGATGACCACTTGTCCTCATCGTCTAGGTAACCGTCGGTAAAGACAATAACCGCCTCTGCTTCTATGTTCTTATCTTTAATGTACTTAGGAACACAAGCAATGCTAGTGCCCCCACCTCCCTTGGGTTTGAGAAGCGTCTTAAGACTTGAATACTGAGTCGGTTCAAGCCGTTGGTCACCCCTCACTATAGTATCCCACCACAATATTCGTATACCGCTTGGCGTAACGCTTTCTGTAATTGAAGCC